GAGTGAGAAAGTGTTTAAGCATTACATGTCTAACCCTGAGTTCGTAAATCGCTTGCGTGAAATTCGTCCCTTAACAGAAGATGAGACAGTCAACGGCATTGATGGTGCGAAATTCGTCAAATCAATGAATATGAGAAGTAGTGCGGGATTCCCCCACAAAGGCACCAAGAAGGAACTCTTTACGTTACGATCTCGAGACCCTCACAAATATGACATCCCAGAATCAATCCGCGAACGCATTGCTGCTCTGGAAAATAGAGCACGCAGTGGAATTCGTCCAGGAGTCATTTTTACTGCAACATACAAAGACGAGCCAGTCTCATGCGAGAAGACAGATTTACCAGAAGAATTGGAGAGAGAGTTAGAGAATCGCGAAACGTGTCGTGCAGCAATACGCAAGAGCAAGTACGGCAAGATTCGTGTTTTTCAGGCAGTGAACGTCGAGACCACCTTCGTTGTGCGCAAGTACTACTTAGCTTTGGTTTCTTTGATACAGGAATTCGGGTTACACACAGGCATTGCAGTCGGAACTAATTGCTTCAGTAAAGAGTGGGCCAAACTCATGGAACATCTTGTTCCTGACGGTTGGAGCACACACTTCATATGTGGTGATTTTAGTAGTTACGATCAGCGTATGGGACAGGAATGGTTGTTGGCTGCCTGGTCCGTATTACGAGAGTTACTCAAACAAACCGACTACTACAAGGAATTAGATCCTCAGGAAAAGCGTGAGTATGAGACTATGTTGGACGCCTTGGCAAGTGACATCGCCAATCCGACTACACTCTTCTTTGGAGACATATTGCGATTACATGGCACCAACGCCTCTGGACATCCACTAACTGTCATCATCAACGGGATCGCAAATCTGATGTATATGATTTACGCCTTCGAATCCGTTTATCCGGATGAAGATTTCTTCGAGAAAGTCCGTGTTATGACATATGGTGACGATAACATACTCAATGTTCATGAGTCGTGTTCGCAGTTCACGCAACCTACCGCTACGAAAGCTTTAGCCCAAATCAACGTGATATACACTGCAAGTGACAAGGGCTGTGTGGCCACAGATTACGTCGACAGGCCGTCTTTTTTGAAACGTTCTTGGCGTTATACAACCTACGAGATGGATGGTCAAGTCCACACAATTGTCACGTGCCCGATAGAATTTGCTACAATTCAGAAGATGTTATCAATGGAGACCAAAAAATCGCCAGATGATTTGAACAATCGCATAGTACAGGTACTGGGTTCGATGCTTTTTGAATTTATTCAATATGGACGATGTCCTTTCGAACAAGCCGTGAACTTATGTGAACAGTTCTGCAAGGAGCACAATCTAGAGATGCACAAGCAAGCAGTATTCCCTTCCGGGTGGCCCTCGTACGACGAGTACATGAGGGCCTGGGTCACGGGTGGTATTTATACCCCCTTCGACCCTGATCCGACAGAAGTGCTGGAGTGCTAAGGCGCTCCAACCCCTGCGGAGGGGTATATAAATACCTGCGCTCTAGTAATGGATGGAGCGCTGGCTTTGGTTAGTTATGTACGTTTCTGGGGGTATAGCGTGGAAAAACCCCCTTTACGACTTGAAGAGGTCATTAAACTACTCACACTTGGCAACAATTGTGTGGCAAGCGACTATTGTCACAACCAAAATAGTCCCTGATCAAGCAGTTTTACCGCTACACAGAAATTTTTCTTTGGATTTTCGTCTTGTAGTATTGGGCATGATCATGAGCAACCACAGGCACTCCCTGGAACACCTATTTAGGTGAGAGTGGTTTACTCGAAAATACAATACCGCGTAGAATAGGCATAACTTCGCGGGAAACATTTGCCTACCGACATCCAAATCGACAACACAACGTTAGAAGACCATCAGCAACAAGCGTTTATCGATGCATCACCTTTTCTGGAAACGGCTCGAGCTTATATTCCACCCAAAGCTGCAGTTACCGAGAATGGAATGGACATTTCGCATTTCTTTGAGAGACCTATATTGATCCAATCTTATGAATGGGACGATGGCAACACTTTTGCTGAACAGATAGCTCCTTGGTATAAATACTTTTCCCATCCTAGTATAGCACCAAAATTGCTTGGATTTGCAAGATTGACCGCTGATCTCGAGGTAGAAATACGAATCAATGGATCCCCTTTTCGCTTTTCCCAGATACTGGCTTCTTATCGACCGTTATTCTCATTGTACAAGTCACGAGGATCATCCGGTACAACGCCTTGTTCGCTAGCAGATTATTCCGGTGGATATTTACCAGAGGACGGGTGCTCTGTAGCTGGCAACAATTTGAAGGCATTTTCTGGTGGAACTAATTTCACTTTGTTGGCCCGTTCACAACGTCAGTGTACTTACCTTGATGTGGCGACTTCGACTGGTGGCAAGTTCGTGCTGCCATTCGTTCACCCTTTTAATGCTTTACGCGTTAACAATATGGTTGGTATCGATGCCGTGAATCAGCTCACTTTGTTTGGGATTGAATTAACATCTATGGGGACATTGACTATGGAGTCTTTATCCACCTTGCGAAACATGCAGACTGCGACAGCCGCTGGAGTCACTATTGACGTTTTTGTGCGTGCTATCAATGCTCGTGCTTGGCTTGCCTCAGGGGTTGCTACCGCTGTTCCACAAGGGCAAGAGCGAAAGCCATCGCAGGTAGCCTCTACCGTGGCTTCGGTTGCATCCATTTTTAAGCATGTCCCGGTCATAGGAACATATGCGACTTTAGTGGAGACTATAGCTGGCGCAGGTTCTCGTCTTCTTCAATTTTTCGGTTATACTCCCCGTCCAGATGTATCTTTGCCTCAATATGTCACCGGTTATTCCTACCCCGTTGAGTCTAGTGTGACGTTTCCTAAGAAGGTGCGTAACCTAGGTTTGGATCACGAAAACAACGTAGTGGTTGACCCAGGTGTAATTGATGGACAATCAGAAGACTCATTAGCTTTTGCTTCTTTCTGCGCTAGACCAGCTCTTTTGTGCAGAACATATTTTTCGAGTTCTTTGGTAGTTGATGACCCTATCATGATTTTGCCTGTGTCTCCCTTCCATGCTTCAACTGAATTAGTTACGAACGCCGAATTGCCAAATGCTAGAAGGATCCAACTTACACCTTGTGCCCTAGCTGCCATGAACTTTAGGTATTGGCGGGGAACTATGTGTGTTAGGCTGCAATCAATCCAGACTGCATTTCATCGGGGTCGCTTGCGGATCACTTGGGAACCCGAGCTTGGTAACGAGACATCGAACGCTCAGTGCGACTTGGTTGCTAAATACGAGGGTTACCAGCAGATTCTTAACTGGGATTTATCAGCAACACCATCAGTGACAATGAAAGTAGGATTCGGTGCTCGTAAGGGTAGATTGACGATTCCTCGTCTAGGCACTCCAGGCTTGGTGGATAATTCATTCATCACTAACACAGAGGCAAACCCTACCACCGTTTCTTCATCTTCTATCACAGTTGATAACTAC